AACCGATCAAGAATACTACGATCAAATGAGAATATACGAAGAGTTTCGAGAGCTTGAAGAATGGCGTAAGGGAGGTACAAGACTATTTCTGTTGTATATGCTCGTCGGGATTGCAACGATTATAGTGGTGGGGTTGTTATTAATTTAACTATATTTGTATGTGACAAAACTAGAAATTGATACATACTTTAAAGAAAATCAAATTTTGATTAAGAAATCCATAGCTAGTAATAAATATAAATGTGTGACAACAAATGATGTCTGCATACTTTCAGATGTATATTTAGCTTGCATTAATTCAAGTGAAAAAATCAGAAACATTGAAGCATTTGTAAAGATGACTATTTCAAATATTTACAGATGGAACAACAGTAAATTTAATAGGTTAAACAAGGTTAAGGACCAATATTTAGACGAGGACATTAGCCATTCAAACGATGAAGATGACATTGATGTTAATTTGCGTATGCAGGAGCTTCAATTCTTACTAGAGAAGTATCGTTTGAATAATTCAAAACCATCAGAAAGGGTGTTCTTTGACCTCTTCGTTAACCAAGGTGTTCGATCAGTAAGAGCATTGCAAAAGAGATTAGGAGTGTCATCACATGGAAGCTATACATTAATAAAAGAGTTTAAATCAAAAATAAAAGAATATGAAAGGAAAGAACAAGGTTAAAGGAACGAAGAAAGTGGAGAAAGTAGTAAAAGTTGAGACGAAAACTACTGAAGAACCAAAAGAAAAAAGCAAATCTAAAAATGCTAAGAAACATCACAAATCTAAAAGCAAGAAATAATGGCAAAGTACGAATCAAAAGTTTCAAAAGGCAAGAGGGTTAAAATTAAGTCCCTAGGCATAGAATTAATAGGAGGTCACTTCTATCAACAAAAGGTATTGAAAGCAGTATATGATGCAGGACACACATCAATAGTTGACAAGGTAGCACCTAAGAAGAAAGAAGTAAAGCAAGAGGATGTTAAAGATTAGATTATGGCACGACCTAAAGGAAGTAAGTTAATAAATCCACCTGAGAAGATGTGGGAATTGTTCTTAGAGTATAAAGAGCACGTTAAATTAAACCCACGAATTAAAGTTGAGTATGTAGGTAAAGATGGTGACAGGGTAGACACTCCTTTAGTTACTCCTTTAACTATGGTTGGGTTTGAAATATACGTTGGCGACCTTCCTAATATGCCTATATCATTAGATCAGTACTTCAGTAATCAAGATGAACTTTATACTGATTATATGGGTGTCTGTACGCGTGTGCGTAAAGCAATACGAAAAGATCAGATCGAAGGTGGTATGGTTGGACAGTACAATGCAAGTATTACTCAACGATTAAATGGGCTTGCAGATAAGCAACAACATGAGATTACAGCAGAGCCAAGAATATTTAACGTCGGGAATTAGTCTCCACCGTGTGTAAGAAGTATAATTTAATACTAATAATCAAGATGTTATGATGACCATTACTATAGAAAATAAGGAGCAGTTAGCGGGAACAAAATTTGAAACTCAATGGAAGGAGATTATTATTAACGGAGTGGAGTATGTAGCAAAAGACAAAACGGATGTATTATTCGTAATTGCTGAAAGTTTTGGATTGACAATCGAAGAGATAACTGTTTCAGAAAATTAATGTCATTCCAAGTAACGACTTCACTCAAAAAGATGCTTGCAATGAAAGCAAGGAAGAAAGTTGTGCAGGGTGCTACTTCCTCCGGGAAAACGTATGGCATCATTCCGATCATTTATGACAAGTGTATAGCAAACCCACGAATTAAAGCAACGGTTGTAGCTGAAACATTACCCGCAGTTAAAGAAGGTGCAGTTGATATATTCAAGAACTTTATGATGGATGAGGGACGTTGGAACGATAACCAATGGAACGCAACAGAACTATGCTACACAGCACAGAATGGATCAAAGCTGCAATTTAAATCATTCGATTCAGTAGGTAAAGCGAAGTCATCAGGAAAGCGAGATATACTATTTTTGAATGAAGGTAACCATATACCCTATCCAATTGCAGACGCTCTTATGATTAGGTCAAGAGAAATATGGGTAGACTTTAATGCAGATTCAGAATTTTGGGCGCACACGGAAGTCTTAACCCAGGAGAATAGTGAGTTTTTAAAGTTGACCTATAAAGACAATGAGGCTATTCCAATTGAAACGTTAGAAGATTTAATGAATAGGAAGAAACGTGCAGAAGCAGAAGAAGCACGAGGAGAAAAGGGTTACTGGTGGAATTGGTGGCAAGTTTATGGCATGGGTGAGATAGGTAACTTGCAAGGTGCAGTCTTTAACGGGTGGCACATTGTGGATGATATACCTAAACACGCTCGACTTATTGGTTATGGATTAGATTATGGATATACAAATGATCCAGCTGCATTAATTGCAATCTATTACGCGGATAATCAATTCTACTTTGATGAGTTAATTTATCAAACTGGACTGCTCAACAAAGGAATCAGTGACCACATGATACGATTAGGAGTAACGCGATACGATACTATTACAGCGGATAGTGCAGAGCAAAAATCAAACGAAGATTTAAGGGTTCTTGGATGGAGGGTTTTGGATGCTAAAAAAGGAGCAGATTCAATTCGATTTGGTATTGGTATTATGCAGGAGCTTGAAATTAACATCACTAAGAGTTCTACAAATTTGATCGATGAGTTTAGACGTTACACATGGTCAGTCGATCGGGATGGAGGTAGCACGAATAAACCTATTGATAAATACAACCATGGCATAGATGCTATCCGTTATCACTTTCAAACGAATATGGCTGATCCTGAAGCGCCACGATTTGCGTTTTAACAACTATTTAATTGATACACTTATAAGTATGGCAGATATTCAAGACGTATGGAGAAGGAAAGGAACAGCCACACGAGTGTTGAATACTGAGATCAAGAAAGAAATCACACGTCAAGATGCAGTCGACACAACTAGAATGAGAAATGTGACTAAAATTGTCAAATTACATTGGGAGGAAAGCCAAGACGATTTCGATTTCACAATAGATTCGACTGAATATTACAAATTTGTAGAAGGTAAAAAGGCTAGGAAATGGAAAAACGGAAAGGTGCCGAGAGATATAACGGACGCATTTTTGAAACGTGCCAAAGTAACAGATCAGATGGAGAAATTTATGAGCGTTATATTTGAATATAGAATTGATCAACAATTTATAAAAAGATGAGCATTACAATATTAAGCACACCGCAGGAAATGACACCCGCGTATAATAAAAACTACTTTTACTTTGATTCAACTGAGAAATCGGAGGTTGGATTTAGGTATCTAGTATCTGTCATCAGTGGAGGTGTCACTTTAGGCACGTATAAGTTAAAACCTATCCCGACAACCTTATACGGTGAAGTAGATGTATCTAAGGTAATTCAACAATCATTAGGGCAATCATTTGAGCCAACTCAGGATAATGGATATATTCCAACGGCTCAGTTCTTAGAATTCACGCTGCAAATTGATGAAGAGTATTTAGTAAATGAACCTTTTTATACTTACGGTTTTGAGGGTTCTTTTAACTGGCCTAACGCAGTAGACCCTCAATACAACCCAAATGGACTGGCAAGAACTGGACTGCATCACGCATCACAACCACTGTACACACAAGGCGACATCATTAACGTGGTTCAAAATACAACGGGTAGACCTCAATTAGAAGGAATACACACCGTACTCGATGTTTATGAAGATTCAGGGACGTGGCACACCGTTTTAGATTTGCCTTACATTGGCCCGGGTGTACCAAGTACTGGTGAAACATTTTATGCAGACAATAAGAAATCAATATTCACAGGAGTAACATCTTCAGAAGTGACTGCATATCGTGGTGCATTTGGATTTGTTGAATATAATACGTATGATTTTGAGGATTGGCAAACTTTAAATTCAACATCTAATTTATTAACCACACTCACAGAAATGAGAATTTCACGTGACAATCCAACTTGGCTTAAATTGTACAAAATTGGTGAGGGTTCAATTTATGCTGTATTCAATATTGACGGCACGAGATATAGATATATAGTAGGCGCAGTAAATACATTCTATTTGATTAATGCCTTACCTTCAGACGACAACATCTTAGAAGTGTACAACGGAACTGCTTGGGTTGCTTTCGGGGGCGGCTTAGACCTATCAACGATAAAAACGTATGACTTAACAATTGCGACGAGCTCAGATTTACAACTAAGTAAAGCATATACTATTAACCTTTACGATGACTGTGATTTTTACGACACTTTTGATGTGTGTTTTATGGATAGATTAGGTTCGTGGATTACAGTTCCATTTAACAAAGGCTCGTATGTTACTCATAAAGTTAACCGTTCTACATTTAGGAAGAAGTACGGCTCATTAGTTGGTAGTGATTGGACTTATAGTCTACAAGAT